TAGAGATCGACGAGATGGCTCTTACCCCCGGACAGGACTTGAATATCTATCCGGGCAAGGTGTTTCGTCGTAACGGAGGTGCCCCCGGTCAAGCTATCTTTGGCACCAGTTTCCCGAATGTGGCCAATGAGAACCTACAGCTATTTGACAAAGCCAGACAACTAGCAGATGAGTCTGTAGGCCTTCCTTCATTTGCACACGGGCAGACCGGCGTTTCCGGCGTCGGGCGTACCGCGAGCGGTATCTCTATGCTCCAGAACGCCGCACAGGATAGCATTAAAAACGTCGTCAATAACATTGATGATTTTATTATCAAGCCCCTTGGTGAAAGCTTCTATTATTTCAACATGCAGTTTGATCACGACGAGAATATTAAGGGCGATCTAGAGATTCACGCTACCGGAACTGAATCCTATATGGCTAATGAAGTTCGTAGTCAACGTCTCACACAGCTTCTCTCCGTAGCATCTAATCCCAACACCATCAACTGGTTGCGTCTGGGGTACGTACTTGGAGAGATTGCTGAGTCCATTGGGCTGGATCGTGAGAAGGTTGTCAACTCTGAAGTAGAGATGCTCAAACAAGCTAAGATGATGCAAGAGATGCAGGCTCCAGCCGCTCCATCAGCAGCAGGGGGCTCTCCGCCTACACAAGCAGGACAGCAATCCGCTAATGCCGCTCCAGCGGGTGCTACAGACGGCTCTGGAGTAAGTGCTCCTATGCCAAATGAACAGGGATTTACCGGTAATGGCTAAAAGCGCCTACGATAAGATTAAGAGCGTTATCAACGCCAGCCCTAATTGGCACCTCATGGAGGACTGGCTGGATGAGGAGATTGCACGTAATCACATCCACTTAGAGAACGAGAGAGATATGGGCAACGTACGCTTTATGCAAGGCCAGATTCAAAGCCTACGACGCCTGAAAGAGATGCGAAAGAATCTACGTACAGATGGATAACAACAAAGGAGCAGTTATGGACGATAGCACACCAGTACTAGCACAAGAGGGTGGCGACATTGAGCCAAGCTCTGGTAATGAGGTTCCTCTCGGAGGTTCTGAAGAAGGTGTTGCGGACTCTGTAGACGCTAAGCTTTCTGTAGGTGAGTTTGTGATCCCAGATGACGTAGTCCGTTTCTATGGGGTCAAGCATTTCATGAATATGATCGAAAAGGCCAAACAGGGCTACGAAGGTATGCACAAAAGCGGCATGATGGGTAATGCCGACGAGGCTGAATACAGTATGGACGATTTCGATGTAGAAGATGTTCCTGACGACTATCAGGACAACGGCGTGATGAACATGGCTACGGGCGGTCTTGTAGTACCTGACGATGACCCCCTTGTAGCTGAGTTCCTACGGGGCGTAACCATCTCTCCTCCGCAGACTCCTGATGCTACAGCACCTCGTGGCACGGAGGGAGTTGACGCAGATGCTGACGTACAGTCTCAAGAAGATGCTGACAAAGGGCTTGCTCAGTCCCCTGATCTAGCGTCATTTGGTATGGCTGCTACGACAGGCGCAATCGGAGCTACTGTGGGGTTAGCCGCTCAGATCGGGTATGATGCAGTTACCGGCAATCAAACCCAGTACGGATATGATAGAGCCACTGGCAAGCCGGCCCCTAACGCCATCAGTAATATTGGTATTGGCAGCGTAGTTGGACGTGCAGTAAGCGATATGACAGGCGATGACGGTGATAGAGACTCTGCTGGCTATGATGGCGGAGGCACTGACGTAGACAGTTCTGGCATCGGCAACACAGACGGCTCAGACCCGGGTACAGCCGCTAGTGACGCTGCTATGGGCGGTGACAGTGGCGATAATGATACTGGCGGAGACACAGATACAAGTGGTACAGATGATGGATCAGCAGATGCTGGCTCTGGAGGCGCTGCCGACTTCGCTAAAGGCGGTCTTGCCACGCGCCGTAAGAAGAAGAAATGGAAGAAATCCGGCCTAGCCGGTAAACGGTAACGCGCACCGTTCTCAAGCGCGGTTGGTCACCCACGTAAATAAAACAATACGAATGTGGCCCCAACTAGAAGGACTACCTAATGGCTAACGCAGATATTGTAATTGAAAATACCCCGAAAAAGGTTTCGTTTATGAGCAAGCCCTATAAAGGCAATCAGGAACGTGTAAAGCAGGACGAAGAGGAACTTGCTGAACTGGAAGCCGCCGCTGCTGCTCCTGCTGAACCAGAGCCCAAAGCAGAGCCGGAACCGGAAGGTGCTGATGCACGTAACTGGAAGAAGCGTTATGGTGATCTCAGGAGCTACACTTCTAAAGAGATTAATAGTCTTAAGAAGGATTTAGAAAAGCTTACCAACGCTCTCAAGGCTGCTCAAGAAGAGCAAGTTAAGATGCCTAAAAACGAGCAAGAGATGGAAGAGTGGGTCGCTGCCAATCCAAATCTAGCCGATATCATCAAGACGTTTGCCATTAAGGAGATTCGTCAGGAGCGCGAGGTTATTGATCAGCGCTTTGAGGAACTGAACACCGCACGTAAGCAGTCTGCTGAAGAGATGGCAGAAGCAGAGCTTAAACGGCTTCATCCCGATATTGAAGATATTCGTGCGGATGATGATTTCCACGATTGGGCCGAAACTCAGCCTAACTGGGTTCAGCAGGCTCTCTATGAAGATATTGATCCGAAGTCGGCTGCTCGTGCTATTGATCTGTATAAGATGGACACTGCTAAGAAGAAGCCGGTAAAAGAAGACCCTTCGGCCGCAGAATCTGTATCCACTAAAGGTGGGCGTTCTGCTCCTGCTGGTGATACAGGTGATTACGACTTTAGTGAGTCCCAGATTCAGGCTATGTCTGATGCGGAATACGAAGCTCAAGAAGAGGCTATGCAGATCGCCGCCAATAAAGGTCGTATTCTCTACGACATTACTGGAGGTGCCCGATAAATACGGGTTGACAAGTAATTATATTACCGTATAACATGTAACTATTAGCGCCGAAGACTCTCTAGAACGAGACTACCTTTGGATAGCTACACACTAGTAGGATCACTTAACAGGTGGCCCTTCCGGAGCTAGCTACTACCGGAAAGCAACCCACTAAAGTTAACCCCACAGCTAGACTCAAGACTTGCTTTTATGGAGAAGCACAATGGCGTTTTCAAGCGCTGCTGGACACGGGTCTCTGCCTAATGGTAACTTTAGCCCCGTCATCTATAGCAAAAAGGTACAGGTTGCTTTCCGTCGTAGCTCCGTTGTTCAGGACATCACTAACTCGGATTACTTCGGTGAGATTGCCTCTCATGGCGATAGCGTAAAGATCATCAAAGAACCGGAAATCACGGTTAAAGAACATAAGCGCGGTACTGTCATTCAGCCGCAGGACCTCGACGACGAAGACTTCTCGCTCGTTGTTGATAAAAGCAACTACTTCGCTTTTAAGGTCAATGACATTGAAGAAGCTCACTCGCACGTTAACTTCCAAGCGTTGGCTTCCAGCCGGGCGGCTTTCAAGCTTAGCGATCAGTTTGACCGGGACGTTCTCGGTTATCTGACGGGCTTTGAACAGTCCGCGTTGGGTGGTATCGCTGATACGGCTCGCACGACTGCTTCTGGCACGAAGGCTGTTGCTACTGCCGGTTCTGACGAACTGCTTGCTAGCATGAAGCTCGACGCCAGTGACTTCACCAACACCTCCGGCACGGCGGGTTCTGCGAATAGTTCCATTGGTCTGGAGCCGCGCGCTCCGGGTGCAACGGCTGTTCGTTCGGCTACGGCGGGCAACTCCTTCCCGATTGCAGTGATCGCTCGTATGTGGCGTTTGCTGGATCAGCAGGACGTTCCTCGCGACGGTCGTTGGTTGGTTGTCGATCCGGTGTTCTGCGAACTGCTTGCAGATGAAGATTCTCGCCTTTTCAACTATGAAGGCGGCGGGGCCAGCGAACTTCGCAACGGTCTTGTTCTTCCGAATCTTCAGGGCTTCCGAGTCTACAAGAGTAACAACCTGCCTCAGATTGGTACCGGCGCTGGTACGACTGGTGGCACGAATGCCAACAACTACGGCATCATCGTTGCTGGTCATGCCTCTTCGGTGGCTACTGCTGAGCAACTGAATAAGGTTGAAGCTTACCGTGATCCGGACAGCTTTGGCGATATCGTGCGTGGTATGCACCTCTACGGAAGGAAAATCCTGAGACCCGAAGGTCTTGTCGTAGCACGATATAACTTGGTATAAGGGAGAATATAAATGGCACTAGGTGATAATACTACCTCTGTAGCACACGGTATGACCGCTCGCGGTCGCCAGCCCTACTTTATCCAGAGTGAACTGGATTTTGCTACGGCTGCTACCGATAAAGGCACGGCACTGGCAGCTAATGACGTCATTCCGGGCCTGACTATCCCCGCCAACACTTTGATCCTGTCCGCAGGCTTCGAAGTTACGGAAGCCATCACGGGTACCGCAAGTTCAGACCAGCTTGATTTCGGTATTACGGGTGGTGACCTTGATGCATTCGTTGACGGCTTCGTCATCTCGGCTGCATCTGCTGGTGACTATGCTCCGCTTCCGACGGCTGCTCCTCCGGGCGTGGTTATTGGTGGCACCGCTGACACAATTGATATCGAGATTCAGGCGCTGACAGGCACCCTCCTTACGGGTAAGCTTCGTCTGTGGGCTGTTTGCATGGA